CTGCAATCGAGCAGCAGATGCAGGGCCAAGCGCAGTTGATGCAGTCGCAGCTACAGCAATCCCTGCGGTCCAAGCAAGACCTGTTGCAGCAGATCAAGGACTTCAAGGTTGAAGAGTCCCAGAGGGTTGAGCGGTTGGACGAGCAGGCCCGGCGCATGTCGGTGCTAGTCGGTCCGCCACCGCCAGAGCAATCAGCGAAGGCACCGCTGGTTGGCCCTGATCGCAGCGCGGCAGAGGCTGGCAGTACCAAGCGGAAGGGCAAGTCCCAGCTGCGGATTGGCAGGGCTACTGCCGCCACCAGCGGCCAGGGCGCTGGCCTCAACATCACTTAGGAGGAACGGCCATGTGCTTCGGAGGAGGAGGCGTCAGCCAGCCCCAGATCATTTATCAGGGACCGAGCGAACAGGACATCGCATCCAATCGTGCGGCGCTGGATCAGTACAGGACGCAGGCATCAGCGCAACAGGAGGCCTTCTCTCGGCAGTTGCAGCAGCAGATTGATGCGGCCAACAAGGAGTCTGAGTCCATCAAGGCTCAGTACGGCACGGAGTTGTCTCGCATCCAGCAGCAGCAACAGGATCGGATTGCATCCAGTCAAAAGGATGCAGCCGCAGCTGTATCGGGTGCGCAAGGCAAGGCTGCTGCTGATGTGGCTGCTGCAGGTGCTGCAGGTGCTGCGCAGCAGATGGGTGCCTATGCCGTGACAGCAACGCAGTCTGCACCTGTTGATGGTGCTCAGACGACTGCTGCAACGGCGAAGAAGGAGAAGCCCAAAGGGTCACTCAAGATCAGCACTGCTGCGTTGCCATCGGCTGCGGGCACTGGTCTCAACATCGGGGTGTAGCCATGTGTGCAGGGAACGCCGACAGGAAAAAGCAGCACGCTGAGGAGGATGCTCGTCGCCGTCAAGCGCAAGCTGACGCTGAAGCTGCTCGCAGGCAGGACGAGCTGAATCGTCTTGCAGCGGAACGTCAGGCCGTCGCTGCTCAGCAGCAGGCTGAGATGGCTGATGTCCAGCGGCAGTACGCACAACAAGCCGCAGTGGCCAGGCAGCAGGTCGAGGCAGCCCAGAGACAACATCAAGCCCAGCTTGCTGATGCGGCTCGCCAGGGCTCCGCAGAGCAGCAGCGGGTCTTGGAGGCGAGTGCTGCTGAACGCAGTCGCATTGAGACTGAGGCCAAGCAGAAGGTGGAGCAGGTTGGCGCTGCGTCCGGTTCGGTCTCGTCAGCGTTACGTGCGCTGGCCATCAGGGGCAATCAGCCCCAGGCCCCCACCGCACAGACGGCAGGTCGCAAACAGCAGGCTGCCGGTGCACGCGCAACTACTGCATCGCTTCGCATGGGTGCCACCAGTCGTGGCTCCGGTGCTGGCGCCAACCTTTCGGTGTAAGTCATGGCATCAGCAGAGCAGCGCTACAGGCAGCTTCAGGGCGACCGCGACTACTTCCTGGATCGCGCCAGGAGTGCTGCGCGTCTCACCCTCCCGTACCTGATCCCCCGCAGTAACGAGCCGCAGCGGGAGAACAAGGATGTGCATGTCCTCCCCTGGAATGGCATCGGCGCCAGGGGTGTGCACAACCTGGCGAGCCGTCTGTTGCTTGCACTGCTGCCACCGACCGAGGCGTTCTTCCGCTTCACGGTGGATGAGATTGAGATGCAGAAGCAGGAGTCGATGCTGGTTCAGCAGGGTGCGCCAGAAGAGCAGGTCGCTGAGATGAAGTCTCAGATTGAGCTGTCTCTCAACCGCCTTGAGCTATCGGTCCTGCGCAGTATTGAGACCAGCAACGATCGAGTCGCTGTCCATGAAGCGCTGACCCATCTGATCGTTGCCGGCAACTGTCTGCTGTACGTGTCAGAGGATGGTCTGCAGACCTTCCATCTCAACCGCTATGTGTTGCTGCGGGACCCGATGGGGAACCCGGTGGAGGCGATCGTCTGCGAGGAGATCAGCTACGAAGCACTGCCTACCGCTGTCCGCGAGATGGTGGAACAGCAGGACGATGAACTGAAGGGCCTCCCTGACAATGATGTCCCCGCTCCGAACTACGACAAGAGCTGTCGCATCTACACCCATGTGACATGGGAACAGGGGAAGGTGAAGTGGCATCAGGAGGTGAAGGGCCAGGAGATTGAAGGCACTCATGGCACTGCCTCCGACGAGGCTTCCCCTTGGCTGCCCCTTCGCATGGTGCGAGTGGACGGCAGCAGTTACGGCCCTGGCTATGTCGAGTCGGCCTGTATTGCAGACCTGCAGACAGCCGAATCCCTGAGCCAGGCCGTAGCGGAAGGTGCATTGATCTCCGCGCAGGTCAAGCACCTGGTGAAGCCCAGTGGGGTCACCAATGCCAAGCAGTTGGCAGAAGCGCCGAACGGGGCTTACCTGCCCGGTAATCCTGATGATGTGTTCACCATTCAGGTGCAGAAGGGTGGCGACATGAATGTGGCGATGTCGGCGCTAGCTCGCATCGAAGCGCGTCTATCCCAGGCCTTCATGCTTGCTGATGTCCGCGACTCCGAGCGCACTACAGCGGAAGAGGTGAGATTGCAGGCGCACATGATCGAGCAGTCCCTCGGCTCTATCTATGCCATCCTCACGGTTGAGTTTCAGTCGCCGTACATCGCACGGAAGCTCGAGCTATTTGTCCGCAGTGGCGGAATGACTCGTTTGCCGAAGGGTCTGGTGAAGCCGATGGTCAGCGTTGGCCTGGCTGCGGTTGGCCGCGGCAATGATCTGGAGAAGACTGCACGCTTCATGCAGATCCTGCAGCAGACACTTGGCCCTGAGGGCTTGGCTCAATACGTGATCCCCACTGAACTGATCAGGCGACTGTCCAGTTCGATGGGGATCAACCCGCTTGGTCTGGTGAAGACCGAGCAGCAGCTTGCTGCAGAAGCGCAGCAGCAACAGCAGATGGCAATGGCGCAGCAGGCAATGGTGAGCCCTATGGCTGATCCGCAGAAGCTCGCCAATGCCGCTGCCACCGCCCAGGAGATGGCGGCACCACCACCCACTGAGGAGCCAGTTGCATGACCACAACCCCTTCTTTGTCCACACCGGAAGCCGAATACGAAGGCATGGTGGCCCCTGGCCAGGAAGCACTGCTGGATGAGTTTGTCGCTGAGCAGGAGGCTGAACAGCAACAGGAGAATGGAAAGATCCTCGGCAAGTTCAACTCTGCCGAGGATCTAGCCAGGGCATACCAAGAGCTGGAGAGAAAGCTGGGCCAGCCGCAGGAGTCGGCCAGCCCAGGTGAGTCATCTTCCCCGTCTCAGGGTTACACCTCTGAGCAGGCTGTCGAGGTGTACGGCACCGAGGCGGTGGAAGCGTTGGCTGGCAAGGGAATCAACCTTGCTGACTTGATGTGGAAGGCCGACAGCGGGGAAGACATCAGTGGTCATTTCGACGACCTGGCTGAGACCTTCAACGTCCCCCGTCAGGTGGTGGAGAACTACGTGGCGAAGGCTCGCCCTGTCGCACCATCGACTGGGGGTTTGACGGATGCAGACGCCGCTGATCTCAAGTCAATGGTTGGTGGCGACCAAGGGTTCCAGCAGCTGAGTGAGTGGGCCGTGGCCAACCTTGAGCCAGGGGACTTGGCCGACTACAACGCGGTGGTGGATAGCGGCAACAAGGACGCCATTCGCTGGGCACTCAAGGCGATGCAAGCCAAGGTTGCAGGTGGTGCACCGTCTGAGCCGAAGCTGATCGGTAGCGGTCGCCCGCCAGAGGCTGGGGTGAAGTTCGAGTCCAAGCAGCAAGTGCTGGATGCGATGACCAAGCGCAACGACAAGGGGCAGAAGTTGTACGACGTGGACGACGCCTACCGCAACAAGGTCCGGGAGATGCTCGCCCGCAGCGATGTCTTCTAGTAGCTTCTGAGCAGGGAATACTTCTCACCCCTGCAACTGACGGGCCCCTGCGGGGACAACCTGAATCGGCGAAGGCGCAAGTGAAGACCCAATCACTTCTTCATTCCGAGCAATGGCTACTCCTCCTGATGCAGCACTGAATCGGCTTGGCCAAATTAAGGGCGATGCCGCAACGTGGGGCCCTGGTGCTGCCGGTCTTGATAAGGACCGTGCCCTATTCCTGAAGCTTGGCGCTGCTGAAGTGCTCACCGCTTTTGAAGAGGCTTGCCTGTTCAAGGGCAAAACCCGTGAGCGCAACATCAAAGGTGGCAAAAGCGTTGCCTTCCC